CATAGTTAAAATGTTTTGTATGTTCTTGTTATCTAATTCGTATGTGTTAATTGCACTACTGCTATATGTAAAACTTGTTTGCTTGACCGCAAAGATAGCCGCGCCCATAGCGCGAAGGGTATCTTGAATAGCACGCTTTACAACGTGTCTAGGAAAAGTAGGAGAAATAGTTACCTTGGAACCAGCAGTGTGTGTATCAGCAGTAGAACCCATAAAACCACGGCCATATGGAGAAACTGTTGCGCTGTTAGAAATGCGGTCTACTGTGTCTACCCAGAATAGTTCGTCATCAATTTCGACAATACCAGTGCCAAGGCGTTGAGCATCTGCTACGTTAAAAATTGTAGGTGATGCAAGGGTAGATGTAGTTGTGGTGATAGCACTTGTTAGGTGTGTAGCCTTATCCTGTTGAATTGTATAACCAGCAAGGTTAATTAAAACCTCATCTGTTAGTTCGTTAAGTAGAATACCCATTACCACTTTACCTTATCTGCCCAGTAGGCTGCACTTAGTTTGCCTTTGGAAATATTCTTAGCATGTCTTGCTTTAAATGATTTGCGCCGTGCTGCGTAGGATGCAGACTCACCAGCCTTGCGAGGTGAACCAGATACACCTTGCTGTCCAAAACGAATAGTCTTAACTTGTGTTCCAACTTTAGCCACAACTACGTGCGACTTAGTAGGGTGGCTTGGAGTGCGCTTAGGCTTGTTATAGCCAGATACGCCAGCACGGGTTAATCTGGAATCCTTTTTCATATACTGCTCCATCCTTGTTGAACTGCTTTACCGCTAGCAATCCAGTCTTTATGTAATTCGTTTTGATACTTCCAGTCCACTTCCCTAGTGGGCTGTTTGCAATCTGGGCAAAACTCTTGGCCAGTATTCTGATAAATATGTTTGCACATAACTATCTGTACTTGGCGGTTTTCTTTGCTATTGCTTTAGGTTGTTTTACGAACTGCTTGCCAGCACTAGTACCTGCACGCTTAGCAGCAGAGGTTCTTGCATACTCTGATGTGCTCAGTGCAGCACGGGCTTTCTTAGGTAGGTATCTTTCTCCAGTAGCCTTAGCACCTTGGGTGCTAGGTCTGCCAGATTTAGTACCCCAGTCCTCTTTAGTCCACTTTGACAAAGACTTCTGCTTGGCAGTCTTGCTACCTGAGTAGCCACCGCCTGCTTTCTTATAAGCCTGTGCTAGCAACTGAGCCTTACGGGCAGACCATTGGCCAGGCTTACCACCTTTAGAACCAGCCATAATCTGATTCTTTAGACGTTCACGTAAACTTGCCTTGGTGTATGCCATTGTTTACCAGCCGTATCTTTTCTTAATAATCTTTTTCATTGCTTCATCTTGTGGAGTCATCTTTGTTGGTTTAGGAGTTACCTTTGGCTTTGGCTTAGGTGTTGGCTTTACCTTGCCTAAGTCCTTTAATCCAACAGTGCTTCCATCTGGCAATACAACCTTTACACCTGAACTGCGTCCTGACATTGACACTAATCTGCGTTGGCGAGTACCAGTTGGTTTAGTAGTAAGAGACTTACGTGGTGCTGGCTTTTTTGTTGAAGCCATTACATGCCACCAAGCAATCTACGATTACGGCCACGACCTATAGTTCTAGGCATTGGAGTTCTAGTACCTGTTGATGGAGCACCAGGAAGCCTTCTTGAAACTGATGGGCCTTTACGCTTTGGCTTAGATACTGTCATTGGTTGAGCCTTAATCATTGAAGCAGAAACACGTGGAGTAGTAGTAGCAGTTCCAGTAATTTTTACCTTTGAATTAGACTTCATTTGTTCTTTTGATTTTTTAAGTTGACTTGCTGGTACGCGCTTCATCTGTGCCATTACATGCCACCAAACAATCCACGGCGCTTAGGCATAGCCTTCTTCGCTGTCTTCTTGGCAACTTTCTTCTTTGCTGACTTCTTGGCTACCTTCTTCTTAGCACCCATCATCATTGACTTTTCTTCCATACCTTCAGCCTTGGCATACATCTTTGCTGCCTTCTTACCTGCTGGTGTGTATGGAAACTTCTTGTCTCCTACCATTGGCATTATATTGCTCCTACTTCTTTGAGTTTAGATACGGTATTGTTTTGTATTATCTTGCTATCACCCATGGTATTGGCATCAAATGCTTTACCCATGACATCAGAGGCACGGCGTGCTTCCTGAATTTTTTTCATACTTGTACCAGCAGGTTGAATTCCTTCGGCACGTGCTGCTCGATAGGCTTCTAACTCACTGTCCCACTTTTTATTACTCACCATTTTTTGAGATGATGAATCTCCTGGATTTAATTGCAGTCCAATAATCTTGCATCCGAAGCAACCTTCAACATCTTCTGGATGGTCTAATCTATGTCTCACACTGTCTCCACTGTATAACCTGCAGCCTCAAGGCTGGCTTTTTCTGCTTCGCTTACTTCATAGGAGTATCCACCAATGTAAGCAATCTCTGCTGCTTGTGTTTCTTCTTGGGATGGAAAGCGAATTTCAAAGTACTCGCCATCTATCTTCAAGACTGTAATACCTCTTACAAGCCTAAATCTTTCAAACAAACGACCTTCACCAGCAGGGCCTTCGCTTACTGTAGGTGTTGTGAATCTGTATGCCATATAGCCTCCTAAGCCGTTTTATGGATAGAGCAGGGGTTGCCCCCTGCCCCACCCATCTAATTACTTATTAGACGCGAACAGACGATGCTGTTTCAATGCGGTATAGAGCCTCTGGACGGTAGATAGACCAGTTGATAATTCCGTGCCAGCCGACTGGGCGGAAACGGTTCAACTTGTCTACAACGTTACCAAATTCAATACCTGGTTCCTTCCATACTGCTTCAGCAAGTGCTTGCTGTCCTAGTACGTAAGTGTTGTAAACGCGTGTTACTGGAGTAACTGTTAGTGTGTTTGTTCCAACAGTTCCTGAGTTAGCGACAGACACTGTAAGTGTTGTGTTTGTTGCACCAACTGAGATAGCAGTAATCTTTGCACCTGTACCAACGTTAGTGCCAGAGATTTTATCTCCAACCTCAGCGAGGCCACCGAATGCGCCGTTTGCTACTACGATTGTGAATGCGCCAGATACACCGCTTACTGCAGGTGCAGTAGCAAGTGCTGTCTGGTCTGCTCCACCCATGTTCTGTGTCATGCGAGGTGTCTCAATGAAGCGAACACCTTCCCATGCACCGAGTTCACCAGCAAGTAGAGGACCAACATTCTGGTACTCGTGTGGTGTACGCCAGATGTTGTTACCTGTCTCTGTGCGTAGGTCGTGTGAAACTTCTGGGTGGATGTATGAAACATACATTCCGCCACGAGTTACAACGTTAGCAGCGCGTAACTTTGTTACAGCGTAGCGTACGTCACGGCCCTTGAATGTGTCTGTTGAAGCAACAGATGTACGAGCAGCAGATGTTGATAGTGCTCCGCCAGCCTCACGGATGACGTTTGAGCCTGCATCAAGAACAGCGGCGATACCGTTGTCTAGTGTTACTGCCATGTTGTATGAAACTGCGTTAGCAATCCATGGGTCTACATCAGCAAGTGACAAAAGTGACAACTTGCGTGTTGGAAGTACAACGCGACCTAGTTCTGTCTGTGCGACATCTAGTGTTGTAGTTGCTGGTAGTGCTACTGCATCTGGGTCAACAGTCTCATCGAGTGTTGCTCCTGCAATTGTAGTATCAGCAATATCGTTGTGGAATTGGAAACGAATTGAAGAACCATCGTGAGTTGGGTTTCCGACCTTCTTGTCCGCAATTGCGCGGAACTGTGGCACTGAACGTAGGTTGATTTCAATCAACTTATCGTATGCCATGGTTACTAGATTGGAACCTAACCCAGAGGTTGTGGTTGAAAAGACATCAGGCATTTGCCGATATCCCCTTTCTAATTAGTGTGCGGTTTTTATCGACCGCTGAGAATGGATATGATTTCTTCCTCAGATGAGGCATTTGCAATTAATCGCGCAATGTCTTCTGAATAAGCGGGAGTGTCAGCCGTTTGAGTTACAGAATCCTGTTGCTGTAAAGCACGTATGTTTTCTGTATCAACTGGCTTTTCTTG